TCTGCCATTATCTCCGTGGACAGTCATGACTCGGTTCAAGACCACGATGATCAGGTTCCGATGGTTGGCGTTGGGATTGAACAGCCACGGCTGGTTACGCCCACTGGGGCATTTGGGTCTTACTCGGCTTTGGTGGGGGAGTGGAGTGAGCAACATCTCAATCGGACCTTGTTTCCGTGGCAGTTGGCGGCTTTGTCCGGCGCTCTTGAACATGATGAGGCTGGGAACTTCATATCTAGTACGGCTTTGATAAGCACGGGCCGCCAAAATGGTAAGACAACAATGCTTTCTGCGCTTGTTGGGTTCTGTTTAATGGAATTACCCAGGATTTGGGGGCGGCCGGTTCGTATCATGTCCACGGCCCACGAGTTGGCTTTGGCTACCGAGGTGTTTGAGGATTTGCGTGAGGTCTTTGAATTGTTGGAGGAGTCTGATCTAGCAAAAGTAACTTGGGCTTACGGCCGCCACCAGGTCAAGATGGTTGATGGCTCCGTCTATAAGGTCAACAGTGCGACAGGCAAAAAGCATGGTGGGACATGGGACATACTGATTGTGGACGAACTGTGGGCAATTAGTGAGGCAACCTACTTCGGTGCTTTAAAACCTTCGCAGATTGCTGTACCCTCCCCGCTTGCCTTCCTGGTGTCAACTGCTGGGGACGAGTCATCTCGAGCGTTCCTCAAACTTCGGGAACAGGCCCTCGGTGTTATTGACTCCGGCATCCGGTCTGATCTGTTCATGGCCGAGTGGAGTTTGCCCAGCGGCGTGTCACCCGATGATCAGACATATTGGGGCTACGCCAACCCAAGCCTGGGTAGAACAATCACTATGAAGGGATTGGAAAGCGCGGCGGCAGCGCCGGACCGTTCCCAGTATCTAAGGGCCCACTGCAATCTTTGGGTGGCGGCAGCCAACAGTTGGATTAATCCTGGCGAGTGGGCCAAGCGTTATACCACAAATCAAACCCTAGATGAGGGCAATTGTGTCTTGGCTGTGGATAGTTCTGTGGACGACTCAAAATATGTGGGGATATTGTGCGGACTAAACAGTGACGGAGACATTGTCGCCAGCGTTGCATTTACATGCGAAACCAACCGCAACATGTGGCGGCACATTGAGGAACTAATGGAAGCCAACCCCAAACTCAAACTGGCAATTACCCCAACGCTGGACCTGCACACCCCGGAACCTTTAATCCGTCGCCGGTCCCTTTGGGGCTACGCCGAGATGATCAAATACACAGGCCTTGTTAAGTCCATGATCAATGAGGGCCGCCTATTGCACACCGGCGAGGAGATGCTTGCCGAACATGTCAACAGGGCCACCCTGGTCAGAGCCAATGGGGCAGTCGTCCTGTCCAGCCAAAAGTCTCCCGGACCGATTGAGTGCGCCCGGTGCCTTGTTGCCGCCGCTTCCTTGGTGTCTAGACCCGGTCAATCAGGTCGGGCAATGATGGGTTCAGCAAGGTAGTTGCATTTGCAACTTGTTTGTGGAATACTCCCGCCGTGGGATTCTTCACTCCAAAAGTCACGACAGCGCAAATGTCCTCAACCCCATTGACGGCCGCCGCAGGTGCAGGTGCAGCACAGATCAACGACTTTCTTGCATATAGCACAGGCGCTGCCGAACAGCGAGCATTGCAAAACCCAACAGTTTCCCGGTCCAAGGACTTACTAGCCTCCATGATTGGCTGCCTTGAGATGCGACACTATTCCAAGCAGTGGACCGGCGAACGCTACGAAAAAATTTACCTGCCACTTGAGCCTTGGATGGAACAACCTGACCCCAAGGTGACACGCAACTTCTTCTACTCAAATATCTTCTCGGACCTATTCTTCCACGGCCGCGCCTTTGCCTTTGTGACCTCCAGGTATTCAACCGGACTCCCAGCCTCGTTCACATGGCTTCCGGCAGCAATGGTAACAACACCAAATCAAACAGGTCCACAATGGTTCGGTCCTTCTGATGTTGTGCAATTCAATGGCGTTGAAATTGGAGACAGCAATGATGTCATCCAATTCCTCTCACCTATCCAGGGACTCCTATACCAGGGTGCTCGAGCGTTGTCCATCGCAACCCACCTAGATCAGGCAGCCGACCGATATGCGACGCTTGAAACTGTCCCCGGTTATCTTCAGCAAAAAGGCGGAGAGACTATGGACAGCGACCAACTAAGCGAACTTGCTGCAGCCTGGTCATCTGCACGCCGCCAAAATGCCATTGGCGCACTTAACGATTATGCAGAATTCAAGGAATTTTCGGTGTCACCGGCTGAGGTTGTTGCCGAACAGCGCAAGTACCAATCACTTGAGATTGCAAGAGTTTCCAACATCCCCGCTTACTTAGTTTCAGCACCTCAGGAAGGTTCAGGCTTGACCTATACCAATGTGCAAGACAGCAACCGTCAGTTATATCTGTATGGGGCCAAGCCATTTATTGAATGCTTGCAGCAGGTTCTCAGTGCCTCAAATGTTTTGCCTCGTAATCGTTATGTTGAATTTGATGTTGCGGGTTACCTCGCTGAAGAGATGCACGATGACATCATGGTTGAGCCCTACATTGAAACCCCAACAGAAAGCAACTCATGATTCATTTCATTAATGTCCCGATCACAATTGACGCAGCCGCCAGCGATGACGCCCCCAAAACCATAACTGGCATAGCAGTCCCCTGGTTCCCAGTATCCGCACAAGTAATGGACGGCACCAAAGTCTCGTTCCAGCGCGGAGCATTTGACCTAAACATGAAAGCACCAAAGTTGCTTGAGAATCATGACATGAGCGCATTGCGCGGCGTTGTTAGTTCCCTTGCAGATATGCCGGAAGGCCTGGGCTTTACTGCCACCTTTGCAAAGACGGGCGCGGCCGCCGATGCTATTGAACTCGTTAAGGCAGGCGCTTACGACTCAGTCAGCGTCGGGGCCGTACCTACAAAGTTTAAGTATGACAAGAATGGCGTCATGGTCGTGTCCAAGGCTGATCTCGTGGAGATCAGTTTGGTCGCACAGCCAGCGTTCAAGGACGCTGTCATTACTGAAATCGCTGCATCCGAACCTGAAGATGCAACCGAACCCACCCCAACAGATTCCGAGGAGGAACCAGAAGTGGCTACACAAGAAAACCCAGTGGTTGAGGTTGAGGCTTCAATCATCCCAACAACCCCAATCTATGCAACGGCCAAGCGTGAATTCATCATGCCATCCGCAGCAGAATACATTTCAGCCGCTTTTGTCGGTGGAGACAAGTGGCGCGAAATGAGCGAAGGCCTACGCGCCGCCGCACCTAATGTGATCACATCAGATATTCCTGGTGTCCTTCCATTGCCAATCGTCCAGCCCGTTTACAACAACTTCATTGGTCGTCGTCCGGTCATTGATGCAATCGGCGCAAAAGCAATGCCACAAGGTGGCAAGGTGTTCATCCGCCCCGAGGTCACTACGCACACCAGCATTGGAAACCAGGCAACTGAAAACACCTCACTTACTCAAGGAACTTTTGTTGTCACAGACAACCAAGTTACTAAGGGTAGTTATGGCGGATTCGTGACCCTGTCCGAGCAGTCAATTGACTGGAGCCAGCCCGAAATTATCGGACTTGTACTTGACGATATGGCTCGTATTTATGCAAACGAAACAGACAATGTGGCCGCAGACAACTTAAAGACGGGTGCAACCGTTACTCGTAACTTTGCACTTGCTTCTGTAACTGATCCTGCTTATTGGGCATCATGGATTTCGGGTGCTGCACAGACAATCTTGTCTTCAAGCAATGGCAACTTGCCAACCCACATTTTTGTAAACCCAGAATGGTGGGGATTTTTGCTCAGCCTTAGCGACACAGCAGACCGTCCTTTGTTCCCACAGATTGGCCCAATGAACGCATTTGGTAATCTTGCACCAGGACAAGTCAACGGTAATGCCTTCGGCTTGCAAGTTGTAGTTGACCGCAACTTTGCAAGCGACACTCTCATTATCGGTGACGCATCTGGCTACGAAATCTTTGAACAGCAGAAGGGTGCCCTCAGCATTGATGTCCCATCAACAATGAGCCGCACAATCGCATTCCGCGGTTACCTCGCCACGCTAATGATTGACGCAAGCAAGTTCGTCAAAATGGCTCCTGTCGGCTGATAAAGACGATCTAGAAAGACTGCAAGACCATGGCTACCTTTAACCTCGCATTTCATACGCGGCTAGAGGACTATGCCATCTTGCAGACTTTTGTGGACACAGACATTCAAAGTCAAGACTCGGTAGTTGTAGCAGGCGCAGGCCACAACTTCAACGGCACCCACACTGTTATTTCTACCGAGCCTTACTTGTTTATGGGCGTATCCGAAGAAGGTGACTTAGTTTTTGACTATGACACCATCATGGAAAACCAATTTATATATGTCAGTGCAGGCGATGACCTTGCACGAAGCGTTGCCACGGGCACAGTAACCTTCACACCTTCATGCAGTTGGATAACTAGCGCCGATGTCACCAGTTGGCTGGGCATAGAGGTCGCAACGGCCAATGACACGGCCTTCATTGCTGTCTGTGTTTCAGCGGCTAACAGTTGGGCTTTTCGCAAAC